TTGTGATAATAAAAATACTGCTATTACTATTGACAATATATATTACAAAGATAACTATAAAGTATGGATTAATAATAATAATTCTGTTAAAGGATGTCATGATGTAGTATGTCTTGCTAGTGTGAACTGTGAATAATAAGGCATATAAAATGACAGAACAAAAAATGTACAAAATCATAGGTAAAAGTATAAAGAAATATAGAAAACTTAATAAGAATAAACTAACTCAAAAAGAATTAGCAGAAAAGTTAAGCATTTCTCAAAGTTATATTTCTTTAATAGAACGTGGAAAAAGAAAAGCGAGTGCAGTTATTTTAAAAACTCTCGCCCCTGTATATGGTTTAGATTACCTGGATTTATATGAAAAGGCTGGATATTTGGACTTAATAGAAGATGAGAAAAAAAATAAATATAAAACTGATATGCTTGGCAATCCCGTTGCTGATATTCCGCTTCTTGGCACAGTTAAAGCAGGTTACGACTACTTAGCACAAGAGAATTGGATTGGCACTGTAGAAGTAGACACTAACTTAATAAAAGATGGTTCTGAATATTTTGCTTTAAATGTGAAAGGTGATAGTATGTTTCCTGTTTTGGTTGAAGGCGATATTGTTATTGTTAGAAAACAGGAAGATTTCGAAAATGGCGATATTGTTGTTGCTATTGTAAACGGCGAAGAAGCTACAATAAAAAAAGGAAAAAAGACTGAAAACAGTGTTTTATTGCAACCTCTTAACTCTAACTATGAACCGCTAATATTCACTAAAGAAGAAATGAAAACTATTCCCGTTATTATAATTGGAATAGTTAAACAATTAAAAAGAGAATTTTAATATTATCGAAAGGATTATTTTATATGAAGTTTTTAACCATAGATTTTGAATCTGCAAATAGATTTGAATATAGTCCTTGTTCTGTATCTATTCTTGAATTTAATAATAATACAGAAACATTATTATTTAACACTCTTATAAATCCAGGTCCATACGTAATGTTTGATGATTTTTGTGTAGATATACACGGTATATCAGAAGAAATGGTTCAAAATGCCCCCAGCGTTGAAGAAGTCTTATTGAAAATTACAGACATAATAGCAAATAACTTTGTTTTTGCTCACAATGCTTATTATGACATTTCCAAAATAATTGAAGGCTGTACTATTTACAATATCAGTATTCCATATTTTGAGTATGCAGATTCTCTTATAATTAGCAAAAGGGCTTGGGAAGGTTTGCCAAATTATAGGTTAGACACTGTTGCAGAGCATTTGAATATTTCGTTTAATCATCATAATTCTGAAGATGATGCAAGAGTATGTGGAAACATTCTTTTAAAAGCTATAGAGAAATTCAATGTCGATTCTATTGACGAGTTACTGTCTGTATCACAATATTCAAAGGGATTTTATAAAAACAACGAATGGGTTCATGCCTACTCTAAATATAGAAAAAGCAAAAAAATACATTCAGACTATCAAAAAGTAAATTCTCTAGTTATAGATACTTCCAAAATTACAGAAATATCAGGAAAATATATTGTGTTTACTGGAGCATTAGCTATTTCAAGAGCAAAAGCTATGGAATTATGTGCTAAAAATGGAGCATTTCCTCAAGCAGGAATTACTAGAGAAACCAATTATTTAATAGTTGGAAAAGATGATTATGGCAGGTTTAAATCAGGTAACAAAAGTAAGAAAATGCTTAGAGCAGAAGAGCTTATCAAAAAAGGTCAAGATTTAGAAATAATAGCTGAAGAAGATTTTTTTATGATGATATAAAAGGAGATTGTTTAAATGGATACAAATACTATTTTTACTTTATTAGAAACTATTGTAAGCAAAGCAACTATTGATTATTTTAATATATATGAAGAGTGGTCAGACGTATAAAAGTTACAATTAATAGAAAATAACGATAATAGTACTTCTTATAAAATATTAAAAAATAACATTTTATTAAAATATTCGCCTAGAAAGAAAACCGAAGATTTGGTTTCAATTAGAATTTGTGAAGAAATTATACCTGATTTAAAATCTAAAATTCCTAATGTAAAAATTGATAACAATTCAACGTATGCTAGATTTAATATTTCAAATGTTGAAGATATAAATAAAATAAATGAAGAAATTCAATTTGTTTTTAAGAAACTATTTACTGATTATATAAAAAGTAACTTAAGTTTTGGGTGCTGTTCTCACTACATTGAATGTTCTGATAACTTAAAATGTATAAATCCTGATATCAAATTAAAATTAGGTTGTCAATATAAAACAAATTTAGATAACAAAAGAATTTTTTATGGCAAAAATTCTGTAATAAAATAAGAGAATTATGTTCCAAAGTTTGCGACACGGTACATAATTCTCATACACAAACACTATTGAAAGTGCTTATAGTATTATATTATCAAAAAATACTTTCATTTTCAATAGTTTATTAAAAATAAATTAAAGAAAATGGAGGTATTTTTTTACTATGGAAAAAAAATATATTTTAAAAAATAAAAATAATAGTGAAGAAAAAATATTTACTAATATGAAAGAATTAAAAAATTTTGTTATTTGGCAAGATTCAAATGATGAATGGGAGCTTATTAATGTAATAAGCAAAAATAAAATAGAAGACAAACAAAGAAGAAATTCAAAAACAAAAAGTGTTGGAAATGGTGAAGGCTCATTATATTATAGTGAAACTTTAAAATGTTGGATATATCAATATTATGATACTAATAATAAACGAAAAACATTAAAGCAAAGAAAAAATGAAACTGTAAAAGATTTTAAGGCAAGAGTCACTAAAATAAAAAATGATATCAATACAGGTTCATATATTAGTGATAATGATGCAACTATGTATTCTCTTGGTTTAGAAATTGCTGAAAATAAATTTAAAAGAAATAAAATTTCTGAGGCTTCATACAATAGAGAACTACAAACATTAGAGCAGATAAAAAATAGCTCTATAAAAGATATAAAAATACAAAAAATAACTTATGTACAATTACAAAACTTTATAGATAACAAAAAGAAATATGCTAATTCGTATATTGATAAAATATATGAATTATTAGGAAGAATATTTAAAGAAGCATTAAAAAGAAATTATATCATTAAAAATCCTCTTCTAAATACAGAAAAGCCAAAATCTGAAAAAGATGATAAAGATATAAAATCATTCACAATTGAAGAACAACAAGCATTTTTACAAACTCTTAATAAAGAAGATTTATATAAAAATATTTTTACTATTGCTATATATACTGGCATGAGAATGGGAGAAATTTTAGCTTTAAAAAAAGAGGATATAGACTTTAAAGAGAAAACAATACACATAAGAAGAACTTTAACAAAAGATAAAAATGGCAAAACAATTCTAGGAAACAAGACTAAAACTTATGACTCAATTAGAGATATTCCTATTACCACTTTATTTGAAACAGAATTGAAAAATGCAATTAAAAATATGAATTTAAATATATATAATCTTATATTTATTCAACCTAATGGTAATTTAATTAGTGTTCCTAATATGAATAATCGTTTTAAAAGGATATGTAAAAATGCAAACATTGGTGTAGTTCCTTATATTATAAAAAGAGGAAACAAAGAGATTCATTCTTCAATAAGTACATATAATCAACATATGTTAAGACATACTTATGCAACAAGAATGATTGAATCAGGAGTTCCAGCAGAAGTATTGCAAAAATTGTTAGGACATAAAAATATAAGAACAACCATTGATACCTATACTACAATTTTTGATAAATTTAAAAGAGAACAACTTGATAAATATATAGAATATATACAAAAAATTAAATAACCCCTCTACTGCATCTCTATTGCATTAATTTATAACCATAAAAGTTCTAAAATACCTATTTTATAGGAGTTTTAGAACTTTGATTTTTGGTGGGCAGAAATAAATTGTTACACTTTCTTATACATCCTTATATTATATGTATCTCTCTACACACCTAAAAATCAATATTTTTGACTTTTTATAACTTTATTATAATATATAAAACTTTCTATATTGCATTGTTTATTGCATTATTTATTGCATTATTTTAACATTGCATTAATAGTATTTATTCTAGCTTTATTGTATATCCTAATATACTTCTTTTTAAAAAATATCTTTTCTATAAAGTTTAATTTTTCTCCTATTTCTTCTAATAATAATATATCTTTTTCTTTCATTGGCAATCCCTCTCTTTCGCAATTATTTGCTTTCAAGGGGTTATTTGCCCTTATTATATTATTACTTTTGCTATTTGTAAATAGCTTTTCGACATTTTTTGTAATTAATTTTTGATAATGTCATAGTAAAATTAATATTTGATTATGTCATAATAAAAATATATATTATCTCTAAGGAGGTAATAATGAAAGGAATTGAATTTACAGATATGGAAATAGAAAAATTAATAGTTATACAATCAGTAATTGATGGTAAAAGAACAGGTAAAGAAGCAAGTAATAAATTAGATTTATCAGAAAGACAAGTTTGGAGATTAGTTAAAAAAGTTAAAGATAAAGGTATTGAAGGAATAAAACATGGTAATTGTTTTATTAATCAACCAAATTTATAACAGATGAATTTAAGGAAAACATTAAAAATTTAAAATTATCAGATGATTATTGCGATACCAATTTTACACATTTTCAAGAACTTTTAGAAGAAAGAGAAAATATAAAAATATCTTATACTTCTCTATATAAAATACTTACAGAATTTGGTATTAAATCAAAGAAAAAACATAAAGATAGAAAAACACATAGACAAAGAAAAAGAAAATCTCATGAAGGAGAATTAGTTCAAGCAGATGGTACACCATTTGATTGGTTTAAGGATGGTAATATGTACTCTATACATGGTTTTATTGATGATGCCACAGGTAAAGTTTTAGGTGCTTATATGTGTGAACATGAATGTTTATTAGGATATATAGAAACATTAAGACAAATGCTTAAAAATTATGGCATTCCAAAATGTTTATATCCAGATAAATTTTCTGTATTTTTCCCAGTAAAAGCACAAAAGTTAACAATAGAAGAACAATTACAAGGAAAAACAAAACCAACAACACAATTTAAAAGAGTTATAGATATTTTAGGAATAGATATGTTTCCGGCTTCAACATCACAAGCCAAAGGAAGAATTGAAAGATTATGGGAAACATTTCAAGATAGATTAGTAACAGAATTTAAATTAAACAAAATAAAAACAATAGATGAAGCAAATGAATTTTTAAAGAAATATATAAAAAAATATAATAAAAGATTTTCAGTTAAAGCAGAGAGTGAAGAAAGTTATTTTGAACCAGTACCAAGTTATATAGATTTAGATTTATTATTATCTATAAAGTTAACAAGAAGAATAGATAGTTCAGGAAGTTTCACAATCAAAAATAAGAAGTTTCAAATATTAAATAACAATATAATGCCAAAAAGTAAAATTAACATTTATATAAGCAAAAAAATTGGTATTATCGCCGAATACAATAATACCAAATATAAAGTAATTTGTTTAGATAATCTTCCAAGCAAATATTCAAGCCTAAGTATGAATGAATTTTACAAAGAACATTATCAAGAGCTCTACTCTTTCGCACTATCACTTCTTACTTATAATGCAAAAGAAAATGAGCCTATATTGGTTACATCATAACATAAAAGTGAACTGTAATCAAGCAGTTCACTATGACATAATTAAAAGTTATTTTTGAAAATTTTTTATGACATTTTCAAAAGTTATTGACATAGCTTTTCGACATTTTTAATTTTCATTCGTATTCTCCTTTTTATTTTTTTTCTTAAGTACTTAACAATTGTATTTTAGCATTTCTTATTTGTCGAAACTTGTCGTTTTGTGTGTTATTTTAAGTTTTTTTATCATAAAAAGGAATTAAAAAAAGAACTATTTTTTATTTAGTTCTTTCTCTATTTTTTGTTCAATTACATTTTCAATTTTTTTATCTATATAATTAAATATTTTATCTTTATGGTTATTTACGGTCTTTATTCCCAAACCTATAATTAATAATACAATTATTACAACAATTATTTTCCATAAAAAATAATTATCTTGAAGTTTACTTTCTCTTTTATTGTTATTTTTATAAAAATTATGCAATGCTATTAAAGTAGTTAACAAAAGTAATATTGTAAAAGTCATAAATATCATTACATTTATCGTTGAATTTATTTTACTGATTGCTTCAACCGATGCAGAAACTATACTAAACGATGCTAAAAATCCTAATAAATTATATACTAAATTATTATTTTCTTCCTTTGTTTTACTATAATTATCTTCTAGCTCCTTTTGTTTTATTTTTAATTCTTCATTTTTACATTCTATTTCCATAAGAACTCTTTGTAGTTTATATGTTTCTAATCTTGTTGATATTCTTTGATACAAATAAATCAATTTTATAAAACTATCATTTCTATTACATGTAAACTCATTTGTTGAATAACAATCATTAATCAAAGAATCTGTTGCTATTAATATTCCCTCTATCTCTTCATAATTTGTCTTACTTATTTCTTTATGTTCTATTATGTCTAATTCTTTAAGTTGTTCTTTTATTGCTTTTACTAATTTTTTTATAACTGTTACTGTTACTATTTGTTTTTGAATTGTATCGGATGGTATTTTTATTGATATGGAAGTTTCATTATTTTTATTATCCATTCATAAAAACCCTTCTAAACCAATTTCTTGTTTCTATTTTATTTATATAACTCTTTTCTCCATATACAACTTTACTTCCATTTTTTATCCAAGTCTCATACCAAGGCGAATCTTCTCTATGTGTTAATTCTACTAATTTCATTGCTGTTAAATTTCCAAAAACCTCATAAATATAATCAATTCTTTTTCTTTTATCTATACAAATTCCATTTCCTGCTTCTTCTTGTTCTAAATTTAATGTTATTGGATTTTCTCCAAATTGTTTAAATTCGTTATAAAGTGGAATTGCAACTGGTCCAAATGCCCATGCATTAAAATTACATTGATACAATGCTTCAATCTCTGGATTAATTGCCATATAATATGCTTCAAAAAAATACATTATTTTTTGAAGTTGAAGTTGTGTTATACTTTTATTATCTTTTTTAAATAGAGATATTAAGTAGTAGGCATCAAATATAATATTATTTTCCATTATCAATTCCCCTCTCTTAATTTTTATTTTATTCATTTATATTATATTACATCATTTTTTAAAATGCAACACTTATTTTATTGAAAAACAATCATTCAAAATCAATTTTAAATCTTTAAAAGTTTTCTATCGACATAATATTTTATCTCACCTTTAGTTTGAAAGAATTTGTCGAAAGTTCTGTGACTTTTTATGTTTTTTTGTTGACTTTTATATTTGATTTTGATATAGTATTAATCAAGTTGATTAACTCCTTCAGGTTGGGTGCATAGATTAGTATTTAAATCTCTATGTCCAACATTTAAATATTATTTTATGCACCTAACTTTCGCAAGACAGTTAAGTGCAAATACAAAAGAAGGAGGTGCCATATGGAGAAATACATAGGCATTGGCTTTGTAATTCTTTGTTTAGCTGTGCTGGCAGGGATAATTGGTGTTCTAGGATATCAATTACATTTAAGCAAAGAAAAAGTTGATATAAGCCCAGCGAAAGCATATATCAACCAATCCAATAATACAACCGATGAATAAGGGCTTGCCCTTATTCTTTTTTATTATAATATTAATAATATTATCATTTGTCAATAGATATTACAGAAATGTAATATTTATGTTAAAATATTGTAACATTTCTTTTTCTATCTGTCAATATTATATCACAAATTTTATGTAATTTCAATAGGTTTTCTTTGAAAAATAGCCAAAAATCAGCCTTTTAAAATCGTTTTACAACATTTCTAATTTTAATTTAATGTAATTATATACCTCAAAAAAGAGGTAAATTGAAATTCATCAACTTACCTCTCTAATTTATATTTTTAATACTTGTCCTGGATATATTTTATTAGGATTTTTTATTCCGTTTTTATTTGCTATTGCTTGATATGTAGTATTATATTTTTTTGCTATACCTGATAAAGTATCTCCACTTTTTACTGTATATGTAATTTGTTTTGGTTTTACAGCATTATTTACAGCACTTTGAATTGTTTCATAATTATATCCTGCTTGTTTTAGTTTGTTTTTTCTGTCTTCTCCATTTCCCCATTTTCCAGCTAAAACTTCATTAACTATTTCATTAACTGATTTTGTAGGTTGTGAAACGCTCTTATTTCCAATTTCAGCCACTAAATCTCTATACATATAATTAGTATCTACATTTCCACTTATTCCGTTCATTTTTCCTTTTGAACTGTTTTGCCATATATCATATTCGCCTTTATAACAGTCTGTTCCTGATTTATATGAAGCTATCCATGTTGTGTATCTTCTTTTTATTTCCTCTTTGCTTAAATAGTTATTAAACCAGTTTTCATTTGCATATACTCCAGCCCATAATCCATTTTGTTCTATTATAGAATTGAAAGCTATACAAATATTAGTTAGTTTATCTCTTCCACAATTTGCTATAGAATTGTCTTCCATATCTATATATACAGGTAATTCTATGTTTTTCCCTTGTAGCATTTTCATTGTCCATTCTGCTCCTGATTTTGCTGTTTCTTCTGAATTACAATAGTTATATACATATACCCCAACTGGTATTCCTAATCTTTTACATTCTGTATAGTTTCTTTCAAATTGCTTGTCCAATGTATGATTATTTTTATTTCCTATCCAGCCCAAACGTAATATTGCAAAGTTTATATTATTTTTTACTAACTCCCAATTTATTATTCCATTGTGTTCACTTACATCTATTCCAAACATTTTATTTTTCCTCCTTTACTTCTGGTATTCCTGCTACACTTGTTAATAAGCTTAATATTCCTGCTAATACCGATGTTCCTATTACTGTTGCCCAACCTACTTCATTTATATTTATTCCTACTGGTATCATTGCTACTGCTGTCTGTGCTACTGTTTTTATTGCTCTTATTCCTGCACATTTAATCCATTTTAATAATTCTTTGTTCATCTTTTTTTCCTCCCTTTTTTGATAATGGCAATTCGAAACATTGATTTACTAATATTTCTACTCCATGATTTCCTCCTAATGCTTTGTATTGTTTAAATAATTCCTCTAAACAATATCTTGCATACTCTGGTAAAAAACCTTGTTTCATATAATTTTCACATTTTCCGACAATTTGACTTCTTATTAAGCTTAGCATACTAGATTTCATTGCTTCATTTGATTTTTTGTTTTCCTTTAGTTCTTTCATTATAAATCCTGTAATACCTGTTAAAACTACAGGTATAGCCCATTGGATTACTATTTTTATTACATCTTGCATTATGCCACCCCATTTCTTATAATTGTTTCTATATCTTTGTTGTATGTTCCTTCAAAATTAGGACTTACATTGTCTGTACTATATATATGTGTTATGTTTTTATATGTTTTTGCTTCGTTTTCTATTTTGTCTAATATTTCACATTGTTCTTCTGTACATTCGATGTCTTCGAGTTCTGCTAGTACATAATCAATGTAAACTGGTGTGCTTGTGTTGTATTGTTCTTGTAAAAATGCTTTAAATTCTTCTACTGTACTTGCAATTTTGGTTGGTAAGCTTATTGAAATGTTTTTATTAGCATTATTGATATATACTAAATAATTATCAGTATTAGAATTGTATTCATTTACATTAGCTATTTTGAACATATTGCTATACCATTCCAAACCTTCTCCTATATTATTAACAAAAGTTGATGTATAATAACCATTTTGTGCTGATAAACTTTTAGTCCAATTTTCTGTTCCTTTTAAAATTTCTCTTTTTGCCAAATGTCTCTCATACCATTTTCCATCTTTTTTTATAAATGTATCTTTATATATATCTATTTTTCTAAATGGTTTTTGAACTGGTATTATATATGTTTGAGATTTGTGAGGTTCGTACTCTGTTGCTTGTGTTCCTTTTTCTAACTGTGCTTTATATGTAACTGTTGTGTTTGCTACTTGATTGCCATATAGTATCTTTAAATATGATTGTCCATCATAATTAAATGTATATTTATTATTAACAGATACCTTATGTGTATAGTCACTAGAATTAAACATTACATAAGCATCTAAACCTTGTGAATTGCTAAAAGTATATGTTCCAGCTGGAACTTTTCCTGTTAAGTCTTTAAAAGTTACATTAGTTACACTGCTTTTATTCTCCACTGTTAAAGTCCCATCTTTATTGATAGTTTTAATTGCATCGTTGTTAGATATATTAAATTCTAAAAAGTTTTTATTACACATCTCAAAACTAATATTACCATTATCTCCACAACATTCAACTTCACTTGGATAGTTTGGAGAAGGGCTGTTTGGTGTAAATTTCTCAAATTCCGCATTTTCATCATAGCTAAACATTACTTGAGTGTTATCTACATTAGCATTAGTATTTATTCTTATTCCTATGTATCCTTCAAATGTTTCTGTTGGTGTATAAGTGTTAGGCAAACTAACTCCTTGTTCACAAATATTCTGTCTATTTTCATTATATACAATTAATGAATTTCCTAAATTAGTAGTTTTGTTATATATTGTTTTACCTTGTTCAAATTTAAAAGGTACAGCAACTACTAAATAAGTTGACACTGTTCCATGTAAGATGTTATTTTCATCTATTGTTACACTTGTATTGTTCGTTTGATTTGGTACTAGTGTTTGCCACCAATTTGTTACTGAAAAAATTATTGCTTTTTTGGGGTCAAATAAATTACTTGACTGTGTACTTGTCTCCTGCCTACTATTTCCACCTATTTCAATCTTTTGCAATCTCATCTCACTACTATCATTTAAATCTATGCTTTCGCCTGAAAAATTGCCTGTTGGAAGTCCTTTTAAATCTTCCTTTAATCTTTTGTTTTCTGATTTTAAGTTTAAGTTTTCATTTTCTAGTTTTGATAATTTATTATTTACTTTTCCAGCTTCTTCATCTATCTTATCTAAATTTTCATTTAAAGCTGTCTCTATATTAAATTCATTTTCATTTGTCTCTGGATTATCATGTTTAAATAATTTTAAATTTGTTGTTTCACTCATTTATGACCTCCTTATCCACATATAGCCTACGATTTCATATGGTTGCATATTGTTGTGAGGTTGTCCACCTCCAGCAGGTTGAACTGTTCCTCCTGCTTGACTTCCTCCTACATTTACTGGGTCACTTGTACCATCACCTAAATATTTGCCAGTTCCACTGTCATCTCTAGCACCTTTTTGCCAATATCTTATGTCGTGTGGGTGTTCAGGTATTTCCGCAACTGTTAGTGTATGTGTTTTTTCTCCACCTGTTTTTCCGATTGCATTCATATTTGTATCATTTTCATCTAGTCCTAGACATACTTTGCCTTTTAGTCTTTCCCATGTACCAAAACCTAGTATTGTATTAGGATTTGTATTTGTTTGTGTCACATAGGTCGAACCTATTGGAAAAACTAGTTGCAACAGTCCTTTTTGCATTGCATTTAAAGTTGTATCATTTAGTGGTGTACTACCATTTACAAAATTTGTATATCCCATTTATTTTTCCTCCAATTCTTTTATTCTTTTTTCTAAATCTTCATTTTGTTTTAAAAGTTCTTGAATAGCTTTCCAACATATAGATGTCATTGTGTATGCATCTATTGAATCTTTGCTTATAACTTCATTAGGAGTATTGTATCCATTTCCTATAATAAATCCAATATGTGGTTTAGTATCCTCTTTTTCTTTTTTATAGTTAAAATAATATAACTCTACATTTTTTACTATATCTAAAGCTGATTTAGAAAACTGTTTTATATTTCTTTTTTTACTTTCTAAACTATCATATAAATATGATAAAGCATGCATATCTCCTGATAAATCCATATCATTTGCTTGTATTTCTAGTCTATTTAAGTTATCGAGAAGTGCTAATGATGTATTCTCTCCGATAATACCAAATAGTGGTACGCCATCATATCTCATATACATTCCTCTTCCATTGTAATTACTTGCTATCCCTTTTGGAGTAATATATGTATAAGCATTTTCTGTAGTAGATTCTATTTTAAAAGTTGCATCATCACTATTAGTTCCATTTTTTAATAATATTGCACCACCAATAATTTTTGCATTATTCATAGTTCCTGTATTACAAATCATATTACCTTTACTATCTACATTAAAATTATTACTTACTATTGCCATATTATCTGCTAAATTCAATGTTTTTCCGTTTAGACTGATTTTCTCCGCTTGAATAGATACTTGTTCAGCACTTTGATTAATTTTCGAAATAATTTCATTTTCATCAACCTTCTTTTTTACTTCTAAATTTATTTCTTCTGCTGTTTGAGTTATACTAGAGTTCATTTCAACTTTAGTTGCAAATACTTCTGTATAATCGTTTTTAATTGCAAATTTTGCATTTAATTTAGCTGTGTAATTTCTAATATTAATTATATTAGTACCTTCTTTTAGTCTTATCTTTAACTCTCCTAAATCTTGTATACTTTCTTTTGCTTTAGTCGAACCACTTTTATTAACTCTTCTTATTACTTTAGCTTGTCCTTTTTCTAATATAAACTCATCACATACTTCACTATTTTGTCTTAATACTTCTGTTATTCCTAACTCATAAATTTCACTTGTTCCTTCTTCTGAATTGCTAGAAAAGTTTATTATTTCTATTCTGCTGTCTCCTTTAGGATATAAAGCTCCTTCTGGAAATATATCATCAGATATATGTAAATACTCAAACACTGTATTATTTCCAAATATGTGAAGTTCTAACAAATCTCCTTCAACACAATTTTCTAGTGTTATTGATTTTATTCCTTCTACTGTATTTGTTAAATCTTCTATGTTTTCTACTTTTTGTGATATACTATCTACAGTTTGTTCTATCTCTGTTAGTTTTTCAAAATTTTCATTAGTTTGTGATACTACCGCTTCTATTTTTTGATTTTGTTTATCTACTATAATATAAGCTTTATTGATTTTTCTGTCTGTTTTATCTGCTTTTGAATAATCTGTTTCTGCAACTTTTGGAATTTCAGTGTATATTGTTTCTTCTAATCCTTGAGTTATCTTTATTTCATCATTAAAAAGTACACAGTTATATAATTTTCCATCTATACTTACTGTGTATTTATCGCATAATTCATACCAAACTATTCCTGGAGAGCTAAAGTCATTAATATAATAATTTAATCCATTTAGCTTTTCTAATATATTTGGTAAAAAATCACTTCTATCATTATCATTCATTATTTGATTATCTATTATTTTTAACTCACATAATCCATTTTGTTCAATACTATCTTCATTTTGTAAGTAAACATTATCACTTTCAGCACTTCTTGACAGTACAATAGAATTTACAGGTCCATATTTTTCTTCAAATTTAACATTTATGTCCTTCAAGTAATCTTCATCAATAGAATCTTGAGTATCATTTAAATATCTTATTTCTAACTCATCTGTATTTTCATTTATACATATTGTAGATGCTGTTACTTGTGCTAATTCATCTAATATATCTCTGAATGTATAATCATATCCTTCATATAAATCTAATTTAATTTGTTTATTATAGTTTGCAAATGTATTATTTTTATCTTTAAAAACTAATCCTATATTTTCACAAATTTTATTAATGTAATCTCTTACAGTAATTGGATATGTTATATTTAATTTTTTATAATCTTTCATTGAATATAACATTTTGTCATAGCAAATATGACTGTAACTTAATGTATCTGCATTATATTCTGGCTCTTTCGATACTATATAATTTCCTAAGCTTACATATTCAAAACCTTTTAAATCACCTGATAAATAAGATACTGGCAAGCTATTTAATCTGCTTAATTTCATGTTGTGTACTTCTGCTACTGTTAAACTTAAATCTACTTGTACTCCAAATTTAACATTTATAATTGTATCTTTAGGCACTTTCACAGAACTTTCAAAATTTAGCTGTTTCATAACAGATTTTAGTATATTTCCATTTACTGTGGGAGTTACAGAAAAAAGAACATCACTATCTAGTAAATGTTCTACTTCATTATTATCTGTATATGAAATTATCGTATCAATTTGTCTTCCATATTTCTTTATAGCTTCTTTGAATTTATTACTAACCTTTCTCACTATTTCCTCCTGTCTACACTAATAAAAGACAAGTCAAAAGCTTGCCCTTTTCCTAATGTTTTATATACTATTTCCCAATCTCCTGTATAAGTTTCTATTGATAATTGTTTGTTTTTATTTGGGTCTTGATATTTTATTATCTGTCTTGCATTGTCAAAATGTGGAGCTAAATATATTAATTCTTGAGTAGTTAAACTTCTAAAGCTTAATGTTATTTTTGGAAAAATCCCTATTAATGTTCCACTTTGTTTTCCACTTAATGTTCTACCACTATCGCTACTCCAAAGCTTATGATATCCATATTTTGCTTGTTTAAGATATTTTCCCATTGATATATTGTCCATATATATTCCATCTTTATCTAAAAACATTTCTTCCTCCTAACTGAAAAAAGCCTATCTTTTTGATAGACTTTTATATATTTGTTGCAAATGCTAATTCATCATTTCTTTTTGCTATTTGTCTTTGTATTAATCTTCCATCCATGTAATTGTTTAGAGTGTTATTAACTGTTATCCATTTTCCAATTTCTTGTCCTAATTGTGCCATTGCAGATGAGTCTGTTAATGGTATTACTCCTTCTCTTCCTGCTTCTCCTGCTATTGCTCCTCCTATTGGCACTCCTCTTCCTGGATTATTTACAATTCCTCCTACTGCTAATCTTGGAACACTAGGTATTGGTACATTATTTGTAACTAAGCTTTTTCCTGAAAAAAGATTTCCTAATCCTTGCCCTATTTGTTTTAGGCTTTTAGATATATTTTTTGTTAATTCTCCAAACCATTTTGATATTTTCTGTCCTGCTGTTTCATAATTTTTAGGGTCTAATCCATTTTTTATGTCTTCTGGCAAGTCTTTCATAAATGTTTGTTGACTATCTCTACTCATTTCTGACATACTTTTTCCTATTAAGTTTCTCGCTTCTTCTGCTGATAATTCTCCTTTTTTAAACGCATCTACAACAGCTTTTTTGTATTCATCATATTGTCCAGCTTCTGCCATTATTGCTAATTTGTTTTCCCATGAAGAAACTTTTTCTTGTTTCTTTGCTTCTGTTAATTTTTCTGTAGCCTCTTTCAAATTTTTTTGTGCTTTTTCATTGTCTAAGTATGCTTTATATGCTTCTTTTTGTTGTGCTGTCATATCTTTATAATCTAATATACCTTGTTCAACTTTTTGGTTTAATTCTTCTCCTGTCATTCCTGCTTTTTCTTGAGCCTCTTTTAATGTTTGTAATGTTTTTTCTGCTTTATCTACACTATCTATATATGCCTCATTTGCCTCCTCTAAATTTTTTGTTGCTTCTTCTAATTTTCTTTGTGCTTTTTCAACTGATAATATTGCTCCTTCTTGATTAAATAATTTTATACATAATCCTCCTATTATTGCTATTAATGCACCTATTCCTATAACCCAATTTCCTGTTAACAAAGCAATACTTGCTAATATAATTCCTATATCAATTAAAATTTGTCCTAAATTTTTCCAACAAGGGTCTTTTATAAAGACTATTATATCTTTAATTAATAAAATCACTCCTGTTATTAGCATTCCTATGCCTAATGTTTTTATAAAATTTAATTTTCCTCCTAACTTTGTAATATTTTTAATTAATTCTGATGTTCCACTTTTTAGTCCTGTTATACCTTTTATTAAATTCATTATTTTTATTCCTGCTATTACTCCTGCAATTGTTCCTAAAACTCCTAAAATTAAATTTTTATTATCCATAATCCACTTTATCCATTTGGGAATTTTTATATCCATATTACTTAAATCAGAACTAGGAGTTTCTATTCCTCCACCAAAACTTCCGCTATCAGAACTTTGATTACTTTGTAATATATTTATCTCATCAAAACCTTGTAAAGACTTTTGAATTTCTTTAGCTGATTTTGCTGTCCCACTAGCACTTTTTTGCATTTTTTGAAAATTTTTAACACTTGAGTTTCCAAATAAATTAATTCCAAACCACGAATTTGCTATTGCATTTACATAGCTTAAAACTGTATATAATAATTTTATTACTCCTTGTACAGCTGGTGCAATTGCATTTGCAATACAATATCTCATATAATTCATGTCTGCTGATACTTGTTTATTATATTGTGATACCATGCTTATCGCACTTCTTACCATACTAATTCCTGTACGAATACCAATTATAGACATACTTATTCTTGCTAAACTTCCTATTTGATTTTGTAAGTTTTTTCCAACTGAATTTAATGAATTTTGTACTTTATTCAAATTTATTTGTTCTATTTTATTTTTATATTCTGACATTTTTGCATTATTTTCAGTTTGTTTTGATTTTATTTTATCTAATTTAGAATAGATTTTTTCAATTTTTGGAGATTGTTTATCTATTTCACTTGTAACTCCTCTATATTTACTTTGTAGTCTTTCAACTTCACTATTTATTTCTGTTAATTGTTTTTTTGTTTGATATTGATTTAATCCAGTATTAACATCTGTATTATATATAGTTCCATTTGATATTTCAGTTTTTTTATTTTCATTTATACTAGAAGAATTTAACATTTCCAGACTTTTTTGCAATTCAGACTTTTTACTATTTATTTTTTCTAATTCGTTTTTATATTCGTTTGCTTTTTGCTTCAATTTATCATAATCATTTATTTCTTTTTTTAATGATGATTGTTCTTGACTTAAATTAGTATTGTCTTTTTGTGCTTTTTTTATTTTATTTTCTAATTCTGTAATTCCTTTATCAACATCTTTATTATCTATTTTAGTTTTAATTTTTAAATATCCATCCATATTTTACCCTCCTCTTAGTTGTTTTTCGAAGAGTTCATCTAATTCTTTTTGTTTAGATGTTTTTTCTCTTTTTAATGCTACTTGTTCTTTTTGCTCTATCCATTTTTGTTTTTCTTTACTGTCTTTAATTTCACTTATGTCAAAATCTCTGACAAATCTAACTCTATTTAAAATGCAGTTTTCAGTTAACCCACATAATAAGTCATAAAATAACCACCAATGCATTTGCTTTTTTGACAAATCTATATTATAATCACTAAAAAAAGAAGCTTGTATATATCCCCAATCTTGTTCAAAAGATATGTCCGCTTCTTCATCATTTTCTTTTTTTGTTTCTTTTCCACAACTAATATATTTTAGACCTATTTGCAATAAATCTTTCCAATTATTACTATCTTTCAATCCTTTATCTCCAAATAATAAATATATTATTCCTAAAGCTCTTTCTTCATTTTCGATATTATTGTCTTTCGCTATTTCATTACATCTTAATGCAATTCTAAAATCTGTATTTATTTTATATTTTTCATCTTTTACTTTTGCAAATTCAGGATAATTAATCATTAGTCAACACATCGCTTTCAGTTACTTTATATTTTTCTTTTATTCTGTTTGTCATGTCTGTAACTGTTAATTTCATTTTGTCCATATAAGGTTCTATTGCTTCTGTTATATCTTCCCATAACTCCCAATAGAAATTCCTTCCATTTAGATATTTTTTAGTCCCACCTTTTCCTAAAAACAAGTCCATTGCTTCTTCCATTTCTCTATAAAATTGTTTAGTAGCTCTTACTTTAGCTTCTTCATTAACACTTAATAATTGTTTTCCTTTAAAATCTTTCTTTTTATCAATTATAATAAATTGTGCTTTCAAATTGCGTTTTGCCTGATTTATTAAATTGATACATTTATTATACTTTAATGGTAATTCTATGTCTCCTAAATCAAATTCAAGACATACTTCATTACCGTTCTTATCTTTTACAACATTACCTTTTTCATCTATAATTCCTAATTTAAAAATATCTTTTCTTTCTTTCAATTTAATAACATTTTCCATTATTTTTCCTCCCATGATAAAAACATCAGACTTAATCTGATGTTTTATTTTTTATATTTATTAATTTTTTTGCATAATAAAAACTCTTAATAAGTAAGAGTTTTTATTCTTTTGTTTAATTTTCTAAATGATCTATCGCATATTGTGCCTCTGATTTTGTAAATCCTTCTATTTTTGATGTTAATTGATTATAAATACCTTGTTTTGACATATTCATTATTGAAGAATATGAATATGCTTTTTCTAAAGCATTTCTTTCTCCCATTGTTGGTTTTTTTCCTAAAGAATATTTAACTACAATTTCATCCCCTTGATGAATTGTTGTATGTGCTTGTACACTTTGACTAATAATTTGTCCTTTAGGTACAGTATCTGAATACTCTTCAACAATTCTTCCATCTACCTCATTTGTTTCAAACCAATCTTTTACAAGTTCTTGTGGCATTTCTGTAAAATTTATAACTAATACTTCTGGTCTATTTTCTTCTTTTATAGAATTTGCTGAAGTTAATGTATTATTATCTTCGCTACTCAATCCCATAAGTATAATTACAAACAATATAATTAATACCCAAAACCACCATTTTTTGTAAACAGCTTTTTTCTTTTTTGGTACGTTTTCTTCCATATCAATCCCCTCCTATAATAATAAGATACATTAAAAGACATCTTTTGTATGTGTTCTATTTGAAGTTCAATTGTGATACATTTGTATTTCACTAATTGCTTTATTTTTCATATAATTTTCCTTCCATAATAAAAACACCAGACTTTAATCTGATGTTTGATTTTTATCTAATTATTTGTTTTAACACAACTCTAATTTAATATTTTTATGCTAAATTAAAAAATTTTTTTCAGCCTCATGACTAGTTATTAATTCTTCATATTCACAATCATATTGTAAAGATAATATTTTATCTTCGATAATTTCTAATATATTAGTACCATTTTTTATTCTTTCAAAATCTTTTATATTAAAATCTATAATACAATATCTTTCTTCTTTATTTTCCTTACATAAGTAAAATTTGCGAATTAATCCACATGCATCCTCCCATCTTTTTCCACTAACTCCTTTATATGAAAAAAGTATACCTATTTTTGTATTTGTAGTCATTAACAAACTACATAATTTTCCTACATATGTAACCGATACTGTATTTTTATAATTTTTACATTCGCCAATTATTTGTTCTATTCTCTTATCAATTCGACCTTGATTCAAAAATGATTTTCCTATATCGTTTAGTATAATTAATTGATCTAATTCATTTGAATTAGTTCTAAAATTTTTTTTAACATTAAAAATTGATGCACAATTTAAAATAAAACATACTATTTCTTCTAATGCATTTCCTTTTTCATTTGTTGAACATTCATTATTAGAATTTTTGTTTTTAAAATTTTCAAATAATTTATTATACTCTTTTTTTTCTTTTTCTTCTAGTTTACATATTTTATCATATAAACTTTCCTTTGGTAAACTATTTAAATAATTAATTGCATTATCCCAATTTGAAATTTCTTCTTTTAATTCTTCTTCTTTTTTCATTTATTAATCACCTTAAAAATTATTTTTGCTGTCTTGATTGGATTTATTATAGTTTCACAATTTTCACATATAATCTCTTCTGGTATTTTATTTAACGTTTCATATAATTCATAATTATAATTACAAGTACTACACATTACTTCATAATATGATTTTAAAAAATCTTGATTTTCTAATTCTGTTAATATATAATAAATATCATTAATATCTAATTGTGTTTCTCTTTTTATAGCACTAGGATATATATAATTCCCTATTTTATACTTAGAGAATAAATCTACCGTTTTTTGTATTTCTTCATTATTCACCTTTTTTTTCTCCAATATATTTATTAATATGTTTGATAACATCATTCATCCTCTCCATTCCTTCAACTGTGGGATTGTGATAATGCTGAATTAGGCAATATCCTTGATTCATATAATTAAAATTTAATTTTTCATTTATATTTTGACTTTTAGTGTTTCCTATAATTTCAATTTTTATCCAAGGATAATCAGTCAGCTCTTCTTTTCTTTTTATAAAATTTTCAAGTATTTCTTTTACTTCTGGATTCTTTTTAAAAACACTTTCATGTTCAATCATTTCTTTCATTTCTCCAATAAATGGTAGTACATAATTTTTGCTATTTCCTACTGACAATTGTGCTTTACTTCCTTCAGACATATTCATACTTTGTTCAATAATCTTTATATTTTGATTTTCTTTTGATGAAACATATAATACAATTTTTGGATTTTCAATTAAATAATTTTGTAATTCATCTTGTCCTACTTCTTTTACTATATCTAACATTACGGAGTTATCGTTATAATAAACTTTTGAAACAATA